TCCGACTGGACATAGTTATTAGTTGTAAAGGTAGCAATAGCAAAAGTATTAGAAACAAAGTCTGTTGAATCTTTACCGTCTAATGTTTCTGCATCGACAGACGTTAGTGAGGATCCATCACCAGAAAACAAAGTTGCTGTGGCTGTTCCAATTACATTAAGGTTTGCTGTATTGCTAACACCAGTAACAACTAATTTACCACCGATATGAGCATTTCTCGAAACACCTAAACCACCTCTCGTTTGAAGAGATCCTGTTGTAATGCTTGTTGATTGAGTAGTTCCATTCGCCTTTAAGTTTCCACCAGAAAAGGTTCCACTAATGGCAGCACTTCCGGGAGTTGTGTTAGAATTAGTCGTGACAGCCTTCTCTCTGAAAAGGTTTGCCATCTGATTAGTTCTAAGTCTCCAGAACTCAAATGTGTTAGTTGTCGTTGTATTAGATACGTTTACTGCCATCTACCAGCGCCTTTAGCAAGTGTTTAATCTCTTTTACATCTTCATTAAGTTCATCAACCTTTTGGATGTAACTATTTATTTTGTTATCTCTAGACCTTGCCGCCTTGTAAGCAGCAAGAGATGAATTATCTACATTTACAATTGCATTAGATCTTTCATCTCTTTTTACGCCACTTAATTCCATTTTATACCTGCAGTGCTATGGCTCTTACGTTTTCGATAAGAGCAGGGTTAGAAGAATTTTTAGTTCCAAATCCAGCAGGCGAATTAATAGAAGCATAAGTAACAATCTTTAATTGGAATTGCTTGTAAGTTTTATAAGTTGTACCACCTCTGTAATAGTCAGCAATTCCAGTAGTAGGATCTGTTGCAATCAAACTGTTAGCTGTGTATTTGTTAGTGTGTTTGAATGCATAGTCAGCGCCTGTTGCATCGTTGAACACTTTAACCCACTCGGTAGCATTAATTTCATCTCTGTTGAACATTCTAAACTCAAATTCTTTAACGTCTCTTCTGTTATTACGAGAAGAGTTAAGTTCAGGCGTCAGATCCAGCAAAGGAGTGAAAAGAACATCATCGAGATTGTCGTACTGGTTGATAAATCTACCGAAGACGTAAATCTTAGCTCTAGGGGGCTTAAAGGCCGAAACAAGAACTCTCATGTCTTCAGCATCTTGACCGTCAGCAAGCGTAATCAATCTGGAAATGTATCTAACGTTAGTCTCACCAAGTCCGGGGAAGATCTCACTGTAGATACTTGCACTTTCGAGAGTACTTACCGAAGTTCCGTCGATGAAATTATTTGCAATATCATCAGAAGGAATTGTCAAGTTGCCAACTGCAGAAACCAAAGATCTTCTCATATCAACAAATGGAGAAGTCTTATCTGTTCTGTTGGTCATATCAATATTAACTAAGAAAGAAGAGTTTCCGGTTGCAGAACCAAGTTTAAGAACTTCATTTGTTCTTGATCTAAGAACCAACGGATTGTCAGTATATTCATATTCATCTTCATTTGGAACTGGGAACGAAATGCTAGACGTGTTCGAGATATTATATTCATGCTCAAAATCGATAGAAGAATTTTTGTAAACACCAGATGTGAATTGCGTCACAATCGTACTATATTCATGATCAATCAAAGACATAAATGATGTACCAACAAACTTATTAATATCTAAAGTTTCTAAGTCAAGCAAACTATCACTTGGACGATAAACAGCAATTTTGTATTTGTCTGTATCGTAGGTAGTCCCATTAAGTCTTGTTTCGGTGAAAACCTTTGTTGACGAATCAGTCAAGTTTCCTGTCGTAGGAGCTAATCTAATTTCATTGTTAATGTTATCAATACCAGAAACAACGCCAAATATCGCCGTGTTTACATTAGCAACAGTCAAGGCTGGATCTGTGTTGGCACTTGTCATACCAAACACATAGTCTCCGATTTCGATAGTGCTTTTGTTGTTTACGAATGTGAAATTCTCAAACTCGCCTCTATCAAAGTTTCTTGGAATCATTCTAACTCTAGCAGAGCCTGTCGAGAATACGGCTCTTCTTAAAGTAAATTTAATATCTTCGTCCTGCAAAGCGGACCATGTGTCTTCATTTGCGCCCAAGAAAGCAACACCACCATAAGGCTGTGAATTTACTGCTGTTCCTGTCGTAATGTCAGTTCCGCCTAATTGAGCGAAATAGACATCATAATCCGGATCTCCAGCAAACGGCTTAACCACAAAGGCATACCCTTTACCCTTTTGCAGATAAACCGGATAATCAAATGTAAATGTTGTAGGCACAGACGCATCGTCTGAAACATTTACATCAGCAGGATTTAAAGTGACAGTTGTTGCTGTGTAAATGTTACTTGAATCCGGATATCCGTTTATCTGAGTTGTTATGTAAACTTGAATCGGATTCTTTGTTGACTTTCTCTTGAAATAAAGATCAATGGAAGTGACAAAGACACCATCGACATCAGTTTCATCCGCTCTAATGTAGAATGTTTGAGCAATTGGATCTCTTCGGCCAGTTGGTCTAAAACTTGAAGTGCGGCTGGCTACTCTTCTCACCTCTCGACTGGTCACTTCAACATCAAATGTCCGTCTAACCATTTCTGCTCTCTCGACACCAATTCTATTTGAATAGAACATTTTAGTTGCAGACGAAAGAACAGCATCTGATTCAGTTTCTAGATCTTGAATGTCAGCTATGAGAAATTCTCTATCTCCTTGCAAGAATCTTTGCTTAGGCACAAAGAACGTACCAGAAACTGTGCCATCATCTGAGGTGATTAGGGGAGTGCCTTTAGGAGCAAATTTACGAACAAAAGGTGCAATATCAGTTGAAGTTGCAATAACTGGATCCGCAAGACGTGTGGTTCTATTTGCATCAACTGGAACTGGAACTGCTGTCAAATTCATATGACCAGTAATTGCATCCATTAGAGGGTCACTCTCCAACTTCTCTATTGCGGTTGGATCTAAGGTTGGGAGTGGTCTCGGTGGAGGTCTTCCGCCCGGAGCAACGTGTTCATCGACATTGACGCCATTGAAGAAAACGGAATGCAATTCCCGTGGTCTTAATCCACGGGCTGAAAATACAATAGCCATCTCTCTAATGTAAGGTGTTGCAGTTACATTAGTGATTCTTTCACCTAAAGACTCTTCACCCTCAACAACACTTGTTGTGACTCTCGTACCAGTTTGTCTTCTAACAGTAGTTGTTCTAACACCTGCTACTCCATCTTGAAAGGCGACACTTTGACTACTTGAAGTTGTCCACTCTCCCCAAGTAGTAACAGTTCCTTCTTGAACATCTGGGCGTTCTTCATCGGGATTGATTATAACTCTTCCGATATTTGTATCATCTGTTCCAGCATCATATTCAGGAAAAAGTTTAACTTCGCCAACAAATTTAATTTCTACCGGAGCAGCAGGTCTGATCTTGGTTGCTTTATCTTGTTTAATATGATCTACTTCAGAGTAGTTATACATAACTCTTGGACCGAAAACAGAAATGTTCCCAGAAACAATTTGAGGCGTAAAGTTGTTTACAAGAATTTCCTTGAAAGAAGGTCTTAGATGTTGTCTCCTTTGATCAATACAAGCACGATACTCGTTATTTAACGTGTCTCCAAACTGGTGAGAAGAGAACGGCTCCACAAAAATACCATTTTTGAATCTCTCAATGCCGTTATCGTTCTTAAATTGTTTGTTGAACGTATCACTTTCAAGAGCATTCAAAGAAGTGTAGTATTCAAGATTGGTAATCCTTTTATCAAGAGTACCAATATCTTTCATCGTATATCTTCTAATATTAAACTGATCAATATTGTTTCTGTATGGAATTACATTAAATTCAGTTTTCCTATCTCTCAGTTTACCAGAACTGTAGATATTTTTTGCAAGAGAAGCTTCTTCTCTTGTCAAAGATGGGAAAGGAGCAATATCAATAGTTGCAACTTTCATTGCATTTTCTACTTCTGGAGGAGGAGAATTTAAGTTATTAGCAACTGAAACAGCAAGAGTTGCTTTTTCAGTCATGTAAACTTCTGCCCTCTTAGGAGTATTAGTTTTATAATCAGAGACAAATTCAGTATTATTTTTAAAGATTAGGAAAGAGTTTTTACTATTTCCCGACCCTTTAGCCGAGTCTTTATTTTTGTTGTTAGTACTGTTGACAATAGATGTATTTGCAACACCCGATAGTAAATTAATATTTTCTTTGTTGTTGAATCTTGGTCTGTAGTCTATAAAGTCTCTCAAAGAAATTTTTAAATCAGTGCTTGAGATATAAGTTGGTATCTCTTCAAACTTAATAGTAGTTGTATTGGCTGTCGTGGAGGTAGTTGTCGGGTAAGAATCAACAGTGAAATACCCCTCTCCATCATTATTATCAACAGTAAATGCATCCATTTGGACAATAATTGTAGTGTTCGAAGACACTAAATTCTTGTACCGTCCTTTATTAGTTAGACTTAAAGATGCATAATCGTAGAAATGATCTCTTTGGCCGGAATCAAATTCAAAGAATCCACCGTTTACTCTATTTGATGATTCGGTCAAGTAATCGTCAGTAAATGTGTTATTGGAACTACCATCATTAGCATTTGGGATCATCCAAATACCCGTAACTTTATGCACATCAACAACACCAAGATCCCAAGGACCAATACTATTGGCAGAATTGTTAGCGGTGTTAATTCTTCTGTAAATATTCTTTCTAATGTTTTTACTGAAAGGCTTGTAATTTCTTCCGTTGAAATCGTAAGAAGCTCTTACAGATGTGGAACCACTAAAATTAGAATTGTTCAAGATAGGAATTTTAATGTTTAAAGTGTTGTCTGCCTGACTTGTTGTAACCATTGCTGGATCAACTGCAATGTTCTTATTGACAGGAAATACTTTTTCAAGAGTTCCAGATGCCGAATTCATACTATCTTTAGTTTGAATTTCAGTGGCGCTGTTAATTTTTGTGACAATAGAAATGTCGGATCCAATTCTAACAAAATCACCAACATGGATATTAGCACTAAATCCAGCAGAAAGCGTAATCACATTACCAGTCGATGAAGACGTACCAGTCGAATCACAAGAAATTTCACTACCAGTATTAGTAAGGATGATGTTATTGACTTCAGAAGTCGTATAAGAACCGATGCTATTATTGCCAGTTAAATCAGTTTCATCGTCAATATCGACAACCAAGAAACCGTTTGCGTTTAAAGTATCAGATACAGAAGCAAACTTTCTGACAACAAAATTGTTGTCATATGTGTTTGTGGAATCTGTGTACGATCTTATTGCATTTTCGCCAAACGTATCAAAGGCAATATCTTCAGACTTAGAAATTACAGCATTGTTACTTGCGTTGAGAATGATGTCAGCGCCACCCTTAACAGTGTCATTCGTAACAATGGTTCTAGCATTTGAAATAGAATCGTTGGCCGATTGTTCTAAACCAAACAAATGAATTCTGTAAACTGCATCAAAAGTACCCGGAGTTCCGGACTCAAGTTCAACAGATTTAACATACGCTTTGCCAACATTGTTTGCAGAAGAAGGAATGAATCCTGATAAACTTGTCAAGAATGTGCTATTAGAAGCTGGGAAATATCCCTGATTTGCTCCATTGTGGACAAATGTAACTCTATCGTATGGAGCAAAACTTCCGTTAAATTCTTTCACACGGATGTAATTGCCAAAATTAATAGCAAGTTCAAAGTCTTCTCTCTGTCGAGTATTTGTTCCTCTAACAACAGATTCCTTTATTGGCGATAAAGTTTCAACTTTGTATCCGTTGATATAGCCGATACCCGGCTCAACAACGATATCAATCAGTTCGTTGTTGGATGAAACAGCCTCGGTATCTGTGACAAATCTTTTTACCGTAAAGCTACCGGAAGTGTCCTTCTTTTGAGATGCCAGTTGCTCACCTAAGATGTTGTACTGTGGATCTCTATTTTCCTGTAAAACGTTTCCTTCTTCATTGAAGTTAATCAAGACAGCAACAGCGTTCTGCTTAATCAAGTTTGAAGTGTTAGCTGCAACCATTAAAGGATCGAGCTTAAGTCTATCTGCTCCCGGAGAAACTTCATTGTTAAACCCAGCAGAATTATCAAGAAGAGACGTATCGGATTTATAGGTTACAATAGATTCATTGGAGTCGATTGCAACGATTGCATCATTTGCATCTTCAAGATTATCAGATACTACAACGAATCCGGGATCAATGTTTAAGAATTGACCTTTATGATATACAACACCTTCTTCGTTCGAGGCAACTGTTGCTCTCTGAGAAGTCAAAATACCTCCAGATTTAAAGCACTGTAGGCCAGAAAATTTAGTAGTGTTTAATGCTTCAACAATATTGATCTGATCGTCATTGTTAAGATTGTACTTCAATACAACAGCAGTAGTATTGGCTGTATAATCGACACTATTTTTTTGCTGTTCACTGTTAACGTAAACGTTCAGTGTTTGTGTGTTTGCCACACTAAAATCTAAAATGAAAGTGTTAGAAGTGACAGAAGTGTTTACAGTATTTGATTGTGAATTTCTAACCGTTCTTTCGACAACATTTAAAATCTCAGGGGAAGATTCTGTTCCCAAAACACCAAAAGTCGTTAAGTTGCTGTGAATGGTAAAATTGTTAGAAGAAATTGAGTTATTACTAAAAGAAATTCTTCTGTTAAGCGTTAAAGATGTATTGTTAGCGATGTTATCAATTTTTGCTTGGAATGAAACTTTTCTTTTAAAAGGTGTTTCAAACAGAGTCATGTAATCACCAACAGCATAGTTGGTGAATGATGTCCCTGTACCCGTTACCGTGTTAGAGTTAATGGTAACAGATACGTTGCCGACAGATGTTTTAGCGTTCGATTCGTCAACATTATTGTAAACAACATAAAGTCTTTTTGTGTTTGGTGCTTCAGCCTGAGAACCGTCACGGTAAAAAATAATTTTTGCTTCTACATCACTAGACTGAGATGTTAAGAGAAGATTATTGGAAGAGTTGTAGATTTGCTCCAAGTCAACAACATTGTTGTTAACGTAAGCATTTTTAAGTCTAACTACGTGGGCTTGTCTTACTACCTTTGGGTTAACGCCATCAACAATAGAACCGTCCTTAAAGACGTGTGATCCAAATCTGCTGATTTGCTTTTGCAAAATTGTTTGAATCTGTGACAATTCTCTAGCTTGCACAGCAGTACTAGGCTTAAAAAGTACCTTATAAAACTTTTTGTTTTCCAAATAATCGTCAAAGTAAGGAGCGGTATTTAGATTTGTATTGATATCTGACATCTTAAACCTTAACTACAATTTTGAATTCTACATTGCTAGTATCTGTTTTGGACACTTTCAATATGTTATTTATATACAATACGTGACCGTACAAACCGTCAACGTAGGAATTAGAGACTTCAGAAACGACAACATTTGCAGTGTCTTCCGATACGTTGCCCTTGACCGTAATTCCGGATGGAAATTTTGTTCCTGCAATAACCAAAGTGTTGGCCGACTTGTTTACAAGAGTCCCGAAATATTGTTTGTCGAGAGAAGTGATAACTTCACCATTACTGAAAAGACTAGACTGATCAACAGTAAGTCTAATCACGTTATTAAACGTATTGGCTTTGTATACTTTTCTGAAAGGAACATTGATATGTGTTCCCGCAAATGGGTTTCTTGCATACATAATAGTATTAGACGAAATATTTAAAACTTCATAGTTTTCATCAAAATCACGACCTTCAACAATAATGCTGTCAGTTAAAACTTGTTGGTTTGTAATTTGCTTGTTGAATTCGTTAAACAACTCAACAATCGTAGAAGCCTGTGAAGTGTTAGAAGCAGCAGTATTTGATAGTATGGCAGTATTTACCGCACTCAAAGTAGCTCCTGCAACAGTGCTAAGTGAAGGATTGTTAAACACAGAACTAAACTTGGTTCCAGATCCAGTTATAATATTTTGCCCAGATGTAGTTGATACTGTTCCAGTAAAGGCTACGTTAGCTGGCGATGGATTGGAAAGAATACCTACAGTTCTAAACCCATTTTGAAGATTTGCTGTAATTGTATTAGACTCATTACCTTCAACAGTAATAGCATACATAATACTGTCGGATCCCAATTCTTCATGTGGATCATGCCCATGACCCTTTCTCGGCGCAATCACAGCCTCTGCTACACACCCGGTTCCTGTGTTTGCGTCAATCAAAACATTTGCAAAAGAGTAAGATCCTCCCGCATCCTTTAAAGAAATACTTGTAATAGTTTTTGTTGATGGGTTGACTGTAGCAATTGCTGTAGCATTTGCACCATCGCCAACAATTCTAACTCTCGGACTAATCTCATATTTCGTAGATCCTGAGAAAGAATGAAACCCATCAATCGTAACCGTTTGTGTTGCAGATGAGTAGGTGTTGATAGTAAACAAACTACCATTTGCCTTAGCACCGGGTTCAAAAAGAAGGATAGACGTGTTGTTGAAATAATTATTTTCAGGCGTGAAAACCAATCCGTTAGAAAATGACAAATTTTTAGATTCAATAATAAATTGAGAAGCCGAAATAGTTGACTGAACAGTGCCGTTAGTCGATTCGACGTAATTATTACCCCCAGACACCAAAAATACTCTATCAATGCCCTGTGAAGATGCCACACCAACTTCAGTGTTCGAGACAACAGGAATATATTCTGATGTGACAAATTTCGATCCTGATGGCACAGAGTACATGTATTTCCAAACATAGCCATCAGATTCTTCTCTAGGAGTCAGGTCAACATGTGAAGGCTCGACACTTGATGCGGCAGAAGAATTATTATCGATACATTTATATACGTTTCCGGAAGAAGTATAAACGTAAAATGACTTCTCGACATCTCCATCACTGACTGTGAATAACGTATTGGACTTATTATAATACGCTTGATAAATGGTATTCGAAAGCCAATCATACCGTTTAACAACAGGTGATACATCTGGCGGCAGAATTTTCTTACCAAAAACCATTTCCCTAATTGGGTTATGGAGAGACGTATAATAATTTTCAGAATTAGCTATTTCTTTAATGTTTTCGTTATTATTGTCATGTGTTTTTGACACAAAGATGTAAACGTTTTGTGTGTACGTGGAAAGCTCCGTAATCATTCCAAGACTGTGTGATAAAGATCTAGTTGTTTGTCCCATAACTTCTATACGCCACTGGCCGTGACACTCTCCTCTAAAATTCGAACTGAGCTTTCTGCTTCATCTTTAATTACATTTTTAGTAAAGAACTTTCTTCCAGACATATGAATAAGACTGTCCAGAACACTTTCATACTTTTCATTATTAATACTAGACTCAACTTCATAAGAATATTCTTGCCAATAATCACTATCTTGTAATTTAACCTTTTGGTTGAGGTGTGAATTGATTGAAGAATGCCTTCCCTCAATAATAGACTGACCACCTTTTTCCACTTTGATATTTATATTTTTGGATGAGAAATAATTTTGACCTGTGTTTGAAACAGCTATAGTTGTAATAACTCCACCCAAGCTCGTTGGAACCAACTTTGCACCTGAACCAGTGCCACCTGTAACTGTAACAGAAGGAGAAGAATAACCAAATCCACCTTTTGTGACGATAATATCTATGATCTTACCATCAGCATCTAGAACAGGAAATGCAGATGCCCCTGTTCCAGTACCATCATTGTCAATAATATTAATTTTAGGTGTTAAATCTTCCGACTTCATTTCAATTTCTTCACCGGGTATATACCCAAAGCCAGCATTCAGAATGTTTACTTCTGCAACGGAACCTTGAGCGGAAGTGATTCTATAATCAAAGTCAGCATCTGTTCCTGTTAAAACGTCAGTAAATGTCAAGCCCTCTCTAACTCTAGACTTTATTTTATCATTCTTTTCACTAAAGTTTACGTTAGAAGTGTTGTAACCAATTCTTATAGTATAAGAAGGATTGTCTAAGTTTAGTTCTCCACCCAAAACCTTATCGTCAAGATATACGGCTGTGCTGTTGACAAAGTTGTTAACGGCTCTAACAGTAGAACCACCATCACTATCAATCAATTTAATATAGTTAACAAAACCCTTAGAATAATCATTGTTTGAAACTGTATATGGAGAGTCTTGACCTAATGTCATGAATGTGGTGTTGGTAATAGAATCGATGTTGTGGTAAGTCGGCAGACCATCATCCGTCATCACTTTCAGAACATCGTGCGCTCTAAAGTCTTGTGTGAAATTAGTTCCTGTGCCTATTGCTATATTATTCGCAGCCGACAAAGATACATTACCAGTAAATGTGTTGGCGACAGTGATTAAACCGTTGCTAAAAATTTCTTTAGATGCAACTAGTAGAGTATTAGAAATTGCAGCATTTCCAGTCTGATTCGCTGAGAATGTTACGTCCTTTATAGCAACAAAAGGTTTCGTTACACCGTTGTAGTTTTTAGGGTCTTGGTTTACAGCTATTCTAAGAATAGAACCATAAATCCTTGTTTCATTTGAGAGAATATCTCCGATAGGCGTTTGATTGTAAACATTCAATGAATTTGCACTATCAAACTGAAAACTATTTACATTTGCAGATCCAATTGTAAGAGGATCGAAAGCTTTAAGCAAATCACCATTAACAACGTGTGAAGAATATGAACCATTCAAAACTACAGTGAATTGACCTCTATCAATGTTACTTGATTCTCCGGGCGCTCTTGTCACAATAACTTGTGATTTTGAAGAATAGCCATACCCCTCAACACCTCTAAGATTAAATGTACCCAAAATCTTTTCAAGTTCTGTGACGGATACCTTTAATTCTCTGCCCGTTTTACTCGAAACAGCGGAAAAAACTGTTCCCAAAGGAATATTGTCAGATCCATTTTCAACAATAACGTTGTCAACTGGACCAATAACTTTAGGTGCTAAAACTTTTTCCAGAGAAGTTGCATTTCTAGCAGTAATTTTATCACCAGTCTTGAACGTTCCCTGAACATTATCAAGTTCAACATAAACAAAGGATTTGTCTTTTAAGCTTTTTCTAAAAACATTTTTAGCAATAGCAGATGCACCAGTAACGGAACCAATTATCTCCGTTCCCACTAAACCTTTAACTCTTTCAAAAGAACTTCCTTCGCCCAAAAAAAGTTCAACTACATCTGGTCTATTGAACCTAGAATCTGAAGGTCTAAAAAGAAATCTTCCCGGAACAAAAATGTCAGGAGAATCATTAAACGCCAAACGGAAAAATAACTTAATTCCTCTTTCCGTTCCCTTAGATCTGTAAAGATCCTTGATGTGTTTAATGATGAATCTCAAATCACCAGTTATCACAGCAGGAAGTTCTTTGATAAATCTACCAGAACCAAAGGTATACTTATTATTAAAGCGTATTAAGTTAGCATCAGAAGTGGTATCAATATCGCCCTGATACTGAAGATCTCTGATTTTATAACCAGTATTAGCTGAAAAATGCTTGTAGTAGGTATCTACAAAATTTACAATTCCCTCACCTTCATCTAGAAAGAAGTCAGGGAATTGTGATTTAACAAAATGATCTGTCGATTTTTCACTTTTTGTAAAACGATCAGTCATCAGTTGTCTGTCCATCTATTGTTACGTTAATATTTAACGATTGTATAAGAATAATCTGATCCTGATCTACAATAAT